CCCAGGCTCGTTGAGTCTTGGGGGCTTTCCATTCTTCCAGAATCCAGGAACTAGAGTTAGCTTTGTCCTCGCCACCTACACCAAACACAAACTCTACATCATCAAATATCATTTCTGGAATGTTATCTTTGGTCCTATCACCGCCATTGGCAAAAATAATTTCATCGTTGGGATATTTTTCTCGTACCTGGCGTATGGCATCGATGCTGGACCCATCGTCATCATTGAACTCAATGACTTCGTCGACCATGTGTAGATTATTCAACACTGTCATGCGCTCACGCCAGGTCATAAAAGGACGACCTTTTTTGCGAGTAAGCCACGCATCAGAATTTAACCCCACAACCAGATGTTCACCCAGATGATCAGCGTGATTGAGATAAGAGATATGACCAGAATGTACAGGGTCAAAACCCCCAGTTACCAATACAATTTTCATGTTTGTATTTAAACACACGCAATCAGGGGCTTAGTTTTCTCAAACTTGAATATCTTCCATGCCAGCAGCCCGTAGTCTGACAATATGGCCCAGCATGAAGTTTTTGCTTTCCAGCGCCTTCATCACGCCCAGCCAACGATTTCGCAGCAGGGCCACTTCATTGATAATGGTTTCAAAATCAATCACTTCGTCTTCGCCGTCCACATACTTTTCAGCATCTCTGCTGCTGAGAGCACGATTGTAGCCTTCCAGATATTTTTGAAAGTGCTTGCGACGAATCTTGCGCAACTGAATGTTCAGCAGGTTCAACACAGCTTCTACTTCTTGAAGTTGATAGAATCTCTGCTCAGTTATGCCCGGAAGTAGCTTGAGATTGTTCTCAACGATGCCGCCAATTCGGCAATCTCGTTTGGCATTGTTGAGTTCATTATCATAGTGTGCCATGAAATCTGGGATCTTGCCCAGATCTGCTGCCACTTGACTATACCACATCAGTTTTCCCAGTCGTCGTCTTCAGTGGTATCACTGTCTTCATCCAGTTCGTCATCTTCAGAATCTGCATAGTCTCGATCATTGTCAAGATACACAGTAAGAGCACGTTTGATATCAGCATCGCCCTTGAAGGCTGCGCGGATATCTTCCACATCAGAATCATTGTCAATCAAGATTGCAACCACAGCTTCTGCTGCTTCGTCACGATCCACAGTGTTGACATAACGCTTGAGTTCACCCCAAATTTCACTTGCTACTGTTTCGCTCATTCTGCATCTCCTTCTTCTGCCACAGCGACCTCATCTTTGATTTTGGCAAAATCTGCCATGACCTTGTCAAGACAGCCGTCTTCGTTGGCTTCCCAGGCCTTGCGAAAATACTTGATAATTTCGCCTGTGTCCTGCGTAGTGAATGCCAGTCGATTGCCATCCTTTTTAAGGATACCTTTTTTCTCAGCCAGGTCAACCAGGCCTGAGTATGGGCTCATGCCCGTGGTATACGGAATCTTGACCTGTACACCTTCAAAAGGTTTGGCATAACGAGTCTTCATGATCTTGCAACTGGCACGGATACCGTTGACCTCACTTACCTTGTTGCCGTCTTCATCTTCTTTGAGCTTGAGTTTCTTCATGGCAACCACGATACTGCTGGCGTAGATAAAGCCTTGACCACCCGAGATCTTGTCATCTGGATCAAACATGTCCTGACTAGCATATGTGTGATTGGTACAGACCAAGCCCACATTGTAGCTGCCAAACATGTTGACACAGTTACGAACCAGGGCTGTGAGTGCCTTGGGCTTGCGACCCAGGTCACCTTTCATTTCGCCTGCTTCAAACTGGTTGACGTCTGTGGGTGTCAACAACATGCCTAAGCTGTCAATCACAAACATGACCTTGGGCCGCTCGCCTTCGGGCAGGGCCTTGTAGTCGCTCATGAATGTTGAAATTGTTTTGGCCACATCGTCAATCATGGCCATGCTCAGTTTCAGCAGTTTGTCCTGGCTGGTGTCTACCCCCAGAGCCTGCAACCATGCTTCGTCCAGAGCGTTTTCGCTGTCGACCAAGACCACATAGATGCCTTGTTGTTGTGCGTTCTTGATAATGTTGCCGGAGCAGATATAACTCTTGCCTGCACCCGATTCGCCGGCAAACACAGTGACCTTGCCCAGGGGAATGCCTTTGTTGAAGTCTCCTGAGATCAGATAGTTCAAGGCATAGTTGCCTGTGCTTACCCAGTCTGTGGGATCATTGAAGCCAATGCTGAGTCCTTCGATACTCTTTGTAATTTCCTTGCGGAACTTGCTTACGTCAAATGCTTTTGCCATGTTAATTTCCTTGTTGTAATTTAGTTAATAATAAATTATTTTGATCTAAAATGCAATTATTAGTTTGCCAATTTAGCTGCTTTGGATTGTAATTCTGAGTCTCGCACACCTTGGCAATCACTAGTGCTTTTTCCCATGTTTCTAATACAACCGATATTTGAATTGAATTGACTATATTATTGTGTACTTTTTTTATTTTTTCTAGCCAGGCCAAGTGATCTTTATTCGCTTGCAACATCGCTGAATGAAAATTATCACTGCGGCGCTGATCCCACTTCCAGGACATTCGATCAGAAATATTTTCAAGTTCTTGTGTGTTTTTTACAAAATAATTACTTAAATTATACACAGGTGCATCAAAAGCAGGACGATAAGGCTGAACCAACATATCAAAATATGTCTGCGTTAAAAATTCCAATAGATCAGATTCAGTTGTCAATGTTCTGTTAGGCTGCTGATATGTGCTACGAAGTTCTTGTTGCATAAAATTAGGTAGCATACCAATCTCATCAAATGATTTGCATTCTGGCCAATCTGGCCAATCTGGTTCGCGCACAGCATCGTAATACTTTGTCCAATCATCTTCAATTGTAATTTCTCTTTTAAAGAATTTATCCCAATTCAGCAATCTTGGCACATCATTATGCGACTTGTAATACGACATTCTGTGTTGCAGTACTAAAAACCACTCATCGGATCTAAGTTGTAAGATGCACCGCACTGCTGAATTTGGATGTTCAACAAGATGTATTGCTGTAAACTCTGTATTATTGACCTTAGAAATATTATGTGCGTTGCCCGATGCTGAGAAAAAATTTTCTAAATTCAATTCTACCTTGTTACAAGAATAGAGAACATGGACCAATATTGTATTGCCCATGCCTCCACTTCTATAATCTACACAGTATGTCAATTACTTCTGCTGACGACTACGAATCATGGCCAAGATGTCTTCGGCTTTCTGCGGTGTCTTTGGGGCAACAACCGGCTCGGCAGCAAAAGATTTTTCTGCTACAGCAATATCTTCGTCAAAGTCCGCAACAGGTGCGGGTGCTGAACGTGCAGACGGCGCTGGCAAATCTTCAGCGGCTGTGCCACCTGGTGCGTTGACACCAGCAGGGCGGAAGTATTGACCCCAACGCTCTGTATCGTAGGGTTGACCATCTACACTTGCTTCAAACATTTCCTTGATTACCCGGAGCTCAACTGCTCCGGGCTTCTTGGGCAAAAATGTGCTGAGATCATACAGGCCGTGTGTGGTCACTGCTGCTTGTTCAGCTGCTGTCAAGGCCGACTCTTTACGAGCCCACTTGGATGTGTTGTAGTCTGCATATCCGCCTTTGCTGGTTTTAGCAATACGGAAGTCCAGGCCACGCAATAGGTCAGTTGGCAATTCTTCCAGTTCAGGATCCATCAAGGCACCCTTGATCAAGGTAAACAACTGAGGTCCAATGATGAACTTGCGGATTGGATTTTCTGGTGTCTTGTCGTCAGCAATTGGGTTTTCACGTACAAAGCCCTGGAAGATGTAGCTGCGCTTTTTCCAGTACTTGCGACCCATTTCTTCAAGACTCTTGTCCTTGAACCAGGTACGTACTTCGGCCAAGATTGGGCAAGCATCGCCCCACATCTCCACGCATGGCACCTGCACCATGACTTGTTTACTATCCATCTCACCTTTGACGCCATTGAATGGCAGTCGAATCATGGCTCGTTCTGCCCAAAAGAATGTGTTTTTTGTGTTGCCGTCTGGCAGGAAGCGGAGTACAGCTTCTTTGCCTTCTTCCATGTTCCAGTGAGGATAAATTGATCGGTCGCCTCCACCAGTGGATTGACTACCTTTGTTGTTGTCTGCGGCCTGTAGCCGTGCTCGGATTTCTGCTAGTGATGCCATATTGTGTTGCCTTTCTTGTGCGTTAATATGATTTAAAAATTTAAGATCTACTTAAATGTTGCCTACAAGTTATTATAACACAGCTTGTCTGTGTTTCCTACCACCAAAGGTAGCGAACTTTGCCTATCTAGTTGTTTAGGAAAATGTGTGCCACTGCACACCTTTCTTTGTTTTATTTAGTTGCGTTGGCACCAAAGATAAACTATCTTTGCCTGATTTCGATATAATAGATTTGAGTGTAGTGATTGGGCGTGTAGTGGGCTGGACTATCAAAAACGTCTGTGATCTCCAGACCAGCGGATTCTATGTATGCTGCAAAGTCTTTTTCTCGATTTAGAGAGCCGGCCTGGTTCTCCTGCAGCAGGATAACCCCGTCGGGTGCCAGATGCTGTCCAATGTTTTCAAAGAACTCCTGATGTGCCAGCCAATTCTGATCTACAGCTATACGCTGATAATGGTCGTTGCCTGGACATGCAAGAAAGTGTGGAGGATTGGCCACAACCAGATTGAACATTTCGTCATCGGGCAATCCCCCAACTGTGCCTGTTGCGTAGGCACTGACATTGGTCAACTGATGTAGTTTTACAGTTTCTTGAACTCGCACAATTGCATCTGGATAGATGTCGCTCACACACAAACTGCTGCATAGCCCATGATCCAACAAACTGAATCCTATAAAAGCTGGTCCAGAGCACCATTCATAGCAGCGTTCAAATGTCTGTCCGGAATAACGCTGTTGAACAATATCTATGTATTCTTGTCCAAACCAGGTTCCGCCGCCGTCCATCCAACTGTCATGCTGCACTCGATATCGATTCGGGCCTGTGGTAACAAAATCCATCACAGTCTCCTTGGCCTATTGGGCTCTCGCCATTCCAGCAGATGATCTGCTGCTTGTTGATTGCACACTGCCATCCAGTCCAGAGTAGATTGACTCAGCAGACCCGGTGCAACTTTTTGCAAATACTCCACGTGCTCTGCAGGAGTGGGATGAAAGTCTCTTTGCTTTGGATCAAAGCTGCAGTTGATACCAGGGCGTGATTTCCAGGTGCCGCCAAACACTGTGTCAAGCACACTGGGCCCAATCAGATCCAAAATGTTTTTGTAGAGTTCCTGAACATCTTGATTTTCTTGTCTGGCATCGTCGGGGTTGTAGCCTAGACCAGCATCTTCGTTGGTGCTTGCAAACGGAACCATGCTCAAGAATTTATACTTGCAACCCCAATGATCCAGTAGCTGTTTGGCTGCTGCAATATTGGCAAGATCTCTGATCAAGTATCCACGTTCGCATGCAAATTTCTTTACGTATTCTGCAGGCAGCGAGCTTCCGGCTGACCAATACACATTGCCGCCTTCCAGCCAACGCTCACCAACATAACGATCTTCTCTGCTGGTATTGGTCCACATGATCCAGACTTCGTCACTGGGATTCAATTGGTTGCGCTGGTTGCATTCAATCAGGCTCCAGAGTATGTAGCTGTTGCCGGCGCCGCATAGACCCCAATTTTCAAAGTGATCAAATTCTCGACCCAGAGCATCTGCCCAGGTTGGCCAGCGCCAGTACTGTGTAAAACTACATCCCAGTGTAAAAAGTCTAGACATGGTGTTTTCCAAAATTTTCCAATGATTTCCAGTGCTGCTCGTCCACTGGCAGTTGTTGTTCGAACCAGCTTTTTTCTGTGTTCCAATCTTTGATCGACGAGTGTTCAAAATTACTGGCCACGCAACGACCAATTGGCAATGGTGTATGATAGTATCTATGCCTAAACACTTCTATCAATTGAAATTCGCTCATGATCATGGTCTGGGATTCTGGGTCAAATGCCACCAATCTAGCTGTTTCAAACAGATCAAGATGCAAATCAAATAGCGATTGGCCGTGCAAAGATTCCACATGTGCTCTTAGGCCTTGCAGTAGATCTCGTTGTAGAAGTCTGAAGGGTACTGAGCTTAGACACCAGTATTCATCTTTGTTGACTACCCAGGGCTGGTCGGTTCCAAGCATGAATTCAGCATACAACCGATTGCCCACAGTGATTGGATCCGGTGTGCTGCTGACCGTTGCACTGACAGCGTCAAGTCTGATATCTTGCGTGAATACCACATCAGCATCTACCAACAACCAACGATCACCGGTGACAAATTGATCTAGATAAAGTTTGACCAGCTGTTGTCTGAACCAACCTCCAGTCTTGACCCGATTCTGTCCAGCAAAATCACTGAACAGATGGAACGTGATGTCAAGATTGGGAAAACACTGTGTGATGTACAGCTGACAATCGTTCACATATGTGGGCCAGTGTTGAATATCAAAGTCATCAATGATGATATCAATAGGGAAGCCTGCTGCATACTGTTGTGTGCTGCGCAGGCATCGAATCTGAGAGAAAAAGTATCCTGGAAAGGTTGTTAATACAATACGGTCAATGTTCACACATTACTTACCATGCTTGTGTGTTACCTGAACAAACCTGCTAGTTTGCGCATGCGATCAATGTTTTCTGCCACAGGAGTCTGTGTCTGGTCTGCTGGAGCAACAGGTGGTGCAGCAGCCGGTGCTGGTTGAGGCGCAGCGGCAGCCTGTGCCTGTGCTTCCAGATTTTGAGACAATTCGGCAATCTCGGCAAACCCATCTCGATTGCGATCAATCCAGGCCATGACCACAGGAACAGCATCTGCTTCTGGATCTTCTTCGGCCAGTTCTATCAGTTGATCAAACAGGTTGTCATCTCCGATGTAGCCACCCAACACATCTATGGCATCAGCTGCGTCTGGGCCCACTGGATGTGGTTCACTCAGCCACATCTTGAGCTGGTCCATTTTTTCTGGAGTGTCGGGCAGATTCCAGGTACCTTCTATCAATCTGGTTGCCCAGGATTCAAATATGTCTGCTTCTTTCATGGCTTTTGCCTCCTGTTGTATCTTTGCCAGCATGGGCAAGGCTGATTCTATTCTGGGATCAATGCGTGTTTCTGTAAACAAGCTCTTGAGATCTTCTACCACCATGTCAGTTTCTGAAATCTCAGCAGGTTTCCAGGATTCAAAATACTGTGCGTACCCGCGATGGTTTGCAATGTTTTTTAGATTGCGATTGAGATTGTGATAGTATTCGTTGGTTTCTGCAATGAGATCAGCAGCAGCCCCTTCAAACACACGACCCTGGTGTGCTCGGCGAAACTGACTCAGAGTGGTAATTTGATTCACTGTTTCTGTAATGTGTTGTCCACGGAAATCATAGGGATTGCCGCCCTGGCGCACATGTTCCAGCATGGCTCGACCACCGGACAACTTGCGGAATGGCAGTCGAAAGCGTTCGCCCAGTGCAGTTTCAATAAACAAACTTTCCACATGGCGGAAACGAGCGTCGTTTTCGTCCAGCACTTTTGAATGTTTGATCATGAGTCTGGCTTCGGTTGCCAGTCCTGAATAGCTGACTCGACGTGTGCCGTAGAAACTTTCTGTCAGTGCTGCCTGTCCTGCAATGGCATACTTGAGACGGCTTATGTTTTCCAGGCTGAATCCACCACGCACCTTGCTGGTGCGGATGGCAAAATTTTTCAACTGTTCCAGAAAACCAGAATTGTCAGTTTCTGGATCACCGTACCAGGCTTTTTTGTCTTCTGGGTCCATGGTGCGACCAAGGTTGTCCCCAAAATACACTGTCATGCCGCCGGACTTGTCCAGCAAGATCACCATGGTTCCATAGTTCTTGCCAGTGGGGCCAACCCAGTCAAAACTAAACATATCTGCTTCATTTGCGTCAGGCACACCACGATCATTTACTGCGGGTTTGCCGGTCTTGGTGTCAAGTGCATTGACGTCAAAATCACGTGTGATTAGCAGATTGTTGAGTTCAGATGAGATTGAATTTTGTGCCATGAAGTATTTACCTCAACGTAGCATAGAAATGAACGGGAAGGGTTCTATGATTTCTTCGCCGTGATCCCTCATGTGTGAGTCCAGTTCCACGTAATAGCTCTGCAACACCGTGAGCATGCGCACAGCCAGAATTGTGGCCATGATTAGATCGTCGGTTTCTCCAGGTTTGGCAGCATAACTTGTGCCGTGTGCCACAAAGTTTTTGAATTCAGAAATCAAACTTTTGCTGTTTACTTTCATTCTGCCAGATTCCACAAGATTTTTCAATTTGGCGCAGGCACTGAGTTTGGATTTGTTTGTGGTGTTGAAGCCCTTGCGTGTTCTACGTCCGTTTACTGCAGGACCTGACACATCACTCAGGAAATAGCCCGGTATGTTTTCTTCGCCCCATTCTGCAATCGAAATCAGCGCAGCTTCTCCAATGGTGTTGTTTTCCACTGAGTAATAGATGCTTTTCTCATCGTTCACAGTGTCATTGATGTGCCGGATCACATCCACCAGAATACGAATCTGTTCGGGGATTGGCGTTTTGTTGTGGCGCCATTCTCCTACTTGTCTTGTGGTTGTGGCTTCAAATATCTGAATGGCAGCAGGATCGCCACCAGTGCCCAGACTGGGATCCAGGGCCACCACATACACTTGATCCTTGCGTATGGGCTCATACCAGCGTACCTGGCCAGTTTTGTACATGGGATCAATGCCGTCGAGATCCAGCAGTTTGATAGGAGCAATTAGAGTCTCGTCGTTGATGATAAACTCGCAGCCAATCTCACGGCGGAATCGATCATCGCCCAGCTGTGCTCGCATGCTTTCGCCCCAGGCAGCATCACGATCAGGATGTTCCTCCCAGTAGCTGCGATAGGCCTTGAATCCGTTGATGCCCAGTGCTGTGGGATTGCCGTATTCATCTTCGGTCTTGTTGGCACCTTTCCAGATGTAGGCAAACTGATCCTCGTCGGAGTTGGGGGTGCTGGTGATAATTGCTTTACCACCTGTGGCCAGGGTAGGACTGATAGACGTCCAGAACTCCCGGGCAATGGTGGGCCGCACATAGGCAAACTCGTCGGCGTAGAGCAAGGTAATACTCATACCACGTCCGGTTGTTTCTGTTGTGGTGGCACTCACAATGCGACTGCCGTTTTCAAAGTCTATGGATCCTTTGTTGTAGCTGGTGACACCGGCTCGAATATGATCCGGGCACAGTTCATAGGCAAAGCGGATACGCTGCATGATTTCTTGAGCACCGGTGTATTTGTGTGCTGCTACCAGGATAGTTGAGTCCGGCACAAACATGGCATACCACAGCAGATAACCTGCAGCACTGGTAGACTTGCCAGTCTGTCGCGGCATCATGGAGATTGAGTAGCGATTGTTGTGATAGGTATCAATCAGTTTGACCTGATACGCAAACGGATGATACAGCATTTTGCCCTGAGTGGGGTGCTGTATGTGAAAAAAGTGATCCATGAAGTAGTGCGGACCTGTCACAGGGTCAGCACACTTCAGAAACTCGTCCAGCTGTTGGTCTGTGAATGTTTGTCGACGATGGGGAGACTTGACCAGTACGGTCTCAAGTGGTTTTGCCATGATCAAGTAGTTATCTTGAATCTAGCCACAATTGATTATATTAATTGCACCAGGATGTTTTGGCTTCGCCGTAGTACTCACGAGCAAAACCGTTGGCAATCAACTGCTGACGCAGGCTGACACCGTTTAGGAGCACATCGCCCAGCACACGGCCACCATACTTGTCCCAGTCCATGAGCACAATCTGTCTTTTTTGACTGTTGGCAATCATTTGTTTGGTAAAAGCTGAGGCTGCTTCACCACGCTGTGCTTCACTGGCACACTGCGCACGATGTCCTTTTTCAGGAGTGTCCACACCGTACACTCTGATGCTGAGTTCCTGTTTCAGTGGTGCCGGTAACCAAGTGGCTTGTATGCCCACTGTGTCACCGTCTATGACTCTGGTGATCACAGCGTCATAGGTCACGCCAGGTTTTTGACGGGGCTGTGCTAGTGCTAGACAAGGCACAATCAGCAAGAGTGCGAGTAGTTTTTTCATAGTAATTTGTTTATGCTCCAACTGGTGTTACAGTGACAATGATACTTGGAGTTGCTGGATATCCAACTGAGACATTTGCTGGCAAGGCCGGGAAGCTAAAAACATTTGCACTGGCAGCATAGGCTATTTCAAAATAGTCGCCTGCGGTGGCCACATTGGCAAGAATATTCCAACTTTGAACCACTTGAAGGTTTTGATCTAATGTAACAAATCCTGTAGTGGATGGAATGGCTGTGCCATTTTTCTTGAACCATATGGATGCTGAAGCAGTGGTACCACCACCCAGAGCCTTGTCAACTTGTGCGCTGAACTGAATATTGTAAAGCCCAGCTTGATTGATTATGACACGACTATTGCTGGCGCCTGTTCCCAATGACACATTGCTGGCCAGGTCAATGTTGTTGAATGCAAAACGATATTCAGTGTTGGGACTGGCTACAGTTTGTGAGATATTGCTATAAAATTGTCCGTAGGCTGGAGTTGTAGTAGTTACAGTAGTCCAACTTAGATTACCAGTACCATCAGTGGTCAACGATTGTCCTGCGCTGCCGCCGGTAATTTTGACATTGGCATTTGAACTTAAATTACTAATGCCAGATATGGTTAGATTGCCACCAGCAACGTTGCCCACAACACTAATACCTGTGCCCGATACTGTTACATTGGCTGTGCCACCAAACAGGTTGCCGCCAGAGTTGTATTGAATAGCTCCTACTGGCCCGGCTGGTTCACTATTGCCAGAACCTCCACCTATTACTAATAAATTCAAGTTGCCATTGGTGTTGCCAATGTACACATCGTTGTTTAGAAGATTGACTACAATTTCACCTGGTCTAGCGTTGCCGTTGTAGTTGGTAATGCTCTCTTGAGCATTGTCTTTCATTACCGTGCGGCTTATGCCGGTAATGTTGTCATATGGTGGTGGTGGATTGGCCATGATCTAAATATTCCCAGTTGGAGTATTTAGCAAAAAAATTGATTAGCGAGGGTAGCCCCGGAAGGCGTTGACCGGGCTGACATGATTTACCAGACTGGGCTCTAGGCTGTCGGGTGTGCTTACTTGAACTTTTTCAACAGGCAAGCCGGCCATTTTCAATGCCTGATCAATCACTGGTTCTATTGCAGAATTAAACCCAGCCACGACTGCATGCTCGCCAAATGCTGCCTCTGCTGACCAGGTAGGCATGTTGGGTATTTTGTCTGCGCCAGCATCGCTTCTGGCACGAGCCATGGCCACACCAAATCTATATATTTGGTATGGGTCGCTGGAATTCACACCAGGCAACACAAACACATGGTTCATGGGATCTGCCTGCTCCGGCGGCAGAGTTTTTCCCTCAATAACAAACTCTCTAGCTCTCATCTTGGGTATCCCCGGAATCCTACCACAGGACTGGCAACATTCACACCCGGATGCTCGCCACTTTCCATGTCGCCTTTGTTGGTATCAGTCCAGGCAGCGCCAGCAGCCTTGTAGGCCTGCTTGAGCATGTTTTGCTCTATCTCGGTATAAGGATGTGCTGTTTTTTCTTTGCCGGACCAGCTGGTGTAATCCATCTTGATTGGTTTGTCTGAGCCATCGGCCATGGCCACTGCCATCATCACACGATTGAGAGTGTAGTCGCTGTTGGCTCTTTCACTGTCGTGAAACGTGTTGAGTCCCACTGTGGCAGCTTGATTGCGAGTGCTGATTTTTCCTGCGCGGGTCTCAGTCACAAACTCTCGGGCTCTCATTGAGTATTACCTGCTGATGCCGTTGACACCTGCTGTGGCAGATGAGGCAGTGCCCAGTGCGGTGGCAGTGAATCCTGTGCCTGTGATGATATTGAGGTAATTTCCTGCACCCACGTAATACTGCTGAACTGCGTTGCCAGGAACCTGTACAGCATTGGCGTACAAGTTGCCTGTGGCCGTGGTCATGGTGGCGTTTGCTGGAACACCATTGGCCTGCACATAGGTCAATTGCACCACACTCACTTGAAAAGTCACATTGGCAGTGGTGGTGGCAATTTCCACTTTGTCTGTGGTCCAGGCTGTATTGCTCACAGCGTTTACAACTTGAATGGCCATTATTTGTTATCCTTGTTTAGATCTGCAACATTCACCGGCTGGAACAAATTTGTGGTCTGGCTCAGCACACCAGGAATAAACGCCGGTTGGTTGCGCACCTCTGCAGGTGTAGGAGCAGGCGGATGCCGTTCAGCTAGCCTGTTCATGGTTTCTGCATAGGTTTGGAATTGTGGTGTCATACTGTTACCTGAGTCCAGCAATTTCCATCATGCGGCGCAGTTCATGATCACCTTCGTATCCCATGCGGTCATCCTGCCCGTTGATCACAGGTGTTGTGGTTTGACCAGTTGACTTGGGTTTGTTCAGACCACCTGAGTACATCATGGCATTGTCTGTGCCTTCTTCGTCTGTGGGGTAGTCTGGATGATTCTGTGTGGCATTGGTGTCGCCATAGGCTTCATCCATGGTTTCATCGTTGCAGCCGCAGTCACTTGATCCGCATGCAGAGCAAACTTCAGAGTCATGGTCGCTGTGAAACTCATTGCTGAGTTCTGCAGCCAAGGCATCTGTGTTGTCATCAAGGTCCAAAACTTGAATTTCGTCTGGTTGCATCACATCGTTGTCCATGTGCGGCATGTGGTCGTTGTCGCTGCCCATGCCTGCCATTCTAAGCATGCTGGCCAATGCCACAGCATCATCGTCTGTGGCTGTGACTGTGAGGCTCTGACGTGGGCCGCCGTTGTCGTCGTTGTTGATGCTCATGTTGATATTCATGCTTTCGGAGATCATGTTTTCCAACTGACGATTTAGACTGTCATAGATGCCTTTGCCGTAGCTCATGCCTTTGGCAGCTTTGGGAGCAGCACTGCTAGTGGCCACTGAACCAGAACTGGTTGTTTCTTCAACTTCTTTCTTTTTCTTTGGCAATCCCTTGGTGTCGGTCTTTGCAAACTTCTTGAGTTCTTTGGGTTTCATCTTGGCCATTTCAGCACTGGCAGACCCTGGTTCGGCCTTTGCTTCGCCTTTTTGCACACCTCTAGCAATACGAGCTGCAACGGCTTGATTTTTGCTCACAGCTTTTTCCGCAATGGGTTGTTCTTCGTCACGTTCTGCATGCTGTGTCAGCATGTAATCTCTAGCAGTGTCAATGTACTCTTTGGCCAGGGTAATTTTTTTCTGAACCCACTCTGGCAAGTTTTCATCGTCACGCAAGATACGGTGCAGTTCTTTGGCTGCACTCATGATGGTATGCATCTGTTCTTTGGCCATGTCGCCTTCTTGATCGTATTCGCCTTGATCTTCTGGATCCACATCATTTTCACCCACCATCTTGTGCTTGGTGACTTTGCCAGTGAATGGTTTTAGTTTGACCTTGTCTCCAAATGCGCTGAAGTCTGGTTTCATGACTTCGCCTGTGTCTGCTGATGCATTGTTCTTGGGACGACCACGGCCGCGTGTGGCCTGGCCGGCTGCCGCTGCGGCTTTTTTCTTGGCAGCCAGAGCCCTGGCATCATCCTGGTCGCCATCATATTCAGTGCCGTATGTGCCTTTGTGGCGATATACTTTGCCTTCAACTTCATCAACTTTTTTGGTGTTGCCACCCCGGAGTGCTGACTTCATGGCTTCAGCTGCAACGTCACCCAGCATTTCGTCGACTTCTTTTTTGGCACCAACAATCTTGTCAGCAAAAGTGATCTTGTCCACAGGAGGTGCCAGTTTGGCAAATGATTTTTGTTTGGCGGTCTTTGGAATACCGCCAACTTCGCCTAGTGCTGCACTTGCTCCTGCTTTCTTTAGATCAGCACCTGTTGCTCTCATTCCCGGTACTGAGGTTGTTGCTGTTGCCGCAATTCCGGATTTTTGTGGTGCACCGCTTATGGCTGTTTCTTTCATCTCATATTGAGGTAGCAACTTTTCTAACTCAGAATAAAATCGATCGAATGCAAGCATAGTGCCGCCGGCTCTGTTACTAGCTGCTTGTCGTTCATCTATTAGTTTAGTGTATTCATTTCTAAAATCTCTGTTGGTTTTAGATAGTGCCTGAGCACGTTGATCTAAATCTGCTTTTCTAGCACGATCTTGTTGAAACGGTGCATTCATACTTGAAACTGTTTGTTCTTTCATTGCAGGATTGGTTGGTCCAGGAGTAGCAGGACTCCAACGCTTGCCTTTGTTTGGACCCGCGGTCACCACAGGATACTGACCATCTTTGCCTTTTGGAGGAGGTGCAGTGGCGCCGTCTATGTCACTAGGAGCACTGGTTTCTCTCACTGGATATGTTCGGCCATCAACTTTGAATTTGTTTTGACCAGCCTTGATGGCCTTGTCACGGTTGCCGCTGAATTCGTTGCCTTCATCGGTCATGTCCTGGCTTTCATCATATTTGTCATAACGATTGCGAATCTTGTCCATGGTGCTGTCGCTGGCATTATCTCTTCCAGCTTTTTGCAGGGCCTTCATGCCTTGGGCGCCGTATTTCTTTTTGCCAAAGGCAGCTTGCAATGCTGACTCGTCCATGCCAGCACTTTCACGTTCCATGCGGCTTGCATACTCATCTCTCATGCGTTCTTTTTTATCTTTCAATGCTTGTAGACGCTTCTTGGCTGATTCATCGCCGGCAGCAGCTTTCTTTTTAAGATTGGCCATATGGCTTGCTTCCAGACTTCTGCGATGTTCAGCATCAACACTGTTGGGGTTGTATGCTTCTTCTACGTCTTTTTCTCCAAGAAAGCCCATGCCTTCTTTGGTTGAGTGACGCAGTTTGTTCAACACAGCACCTGCCACACGCTTGCCAGCTTCTGCACTGCCATAACGCTTGGCTGCACCAGCAGCAATCTTGTCAAAGTTCTTGCCTGGCTTGCCAATGTCTTTGCCAGCAGCGGCCTTGACAGCAGAGTAATCACCTGTTGCTCGTTCGTTGAGAACCTGAGCCAGTGGACTGGCCTGCTCATTGAGCGGTTGATTTTTAACTTCTGGTGTGGCACGGATGCCGTCTAGTTTTTTGTTTAGGTCGTAAAAGAAACTCATTTTGTTATCCTCTTGTGTTGTAGCCAGTGGCTGGCCGGGGCTGACGTTTGATCCTGGTCATGGGGCTGGTATCGCCCTGTGGCAAATCATTTGTGGTTTTTGCAGGAGGAGTTTTACCACCAGCAATGGTGAAGTCGCTACGATATGCATTTTTCAACACTGCATGATCATAAGGGCCTGTCGAGTAATCCTTTGACAAGGCACGCTGAGCTGCATCAGGCACAGGATAATCAGTGTCCTTGATTAGGTCTTTGTTCTGTGCTTCAATGTCTGTGATCTCTTTGTCAATGCTGTCCATGTATGGCTGTGTGAGCAGGCGGATTCTGTTGGGGTTGAATCCCAGCAGCTGAGCCAGTTGTTGCACCTGCGGCTCAATGGCAGGGTATCTAAAACTCACATCAACCGACGTGACCATTTCGTTTTCTGCACCAGGAAAGTCCTTGAGCAGATGCTGTACTGGTGTGGTTTTTTTCTCTGACATTTTTGCAATGTCAAACTGCTTGAGCTTTTCTTTGAGATCTCCCATGAAGCCGGGAGGCACATCACCCAGGATCTTGATCCGGTAATTGTATGTGCGTTCACTCTCAGAAAGATATTGATGAAATTTTTTCATATTAGAGTCCTATGTGATATTTAGCCTTTTTTGGCATTTGTCTTTCTGTCGCCCAGCAATCTTTCCAGCAATTCGTTGCGATCTAACACATGGCCCTGGCCCTGCTGTGCTGGTGTGTGATCTGCATCTGCGGTTTTTATATCCAGATTGGCTTTTTTCAACTGTAGATCAATCATTCGGAGTTTTTTGTTGAGCTTGGCTGTTTTGGCTGTGAGCGCATGGCCCAGCATGGTGCCTGCAACACCAAAAATTTCAGCAGCAAATCTTGAATCCACCTGCATGCCCAGACTCATCAGTTCATCAAAGGTATCTGTGGCTTTTTGTGCTAGCTCATCCATTTCGGTATCTGAGGAGCTGAGATCTCGTACTCCCGGCAGGGCAGCATCAATCTTGTCTATGGTGGTGTCTATTTCGTACAAGGCAGCTTGAGTCTGTTCAGTGGTGTATACCACTGTGTCATCTGAGTCTGCAGACGTTGGCAGGTCAAACAGTTCTTCAAGTTTTTTGTTGGTTGGAAGGGACATGACGTATTTAGCGGCAGGTGTGGCCGCTGATTCCAATCTGCATCAGTTACTTGCGAGTTCCGCCCTGGTGAAAGATGTCGGATTCTGTGATTACTCTGAATGTGAGGCCGTTGCGCTTGGCCCACTTGGTGGCCTGATCCCATTTGGCATAGTTGATTGCCACAATGGCACGTTCTTTTGAACTCATTTTTTCTTCAATTATGCTTTGCTTTCTGGGTTTGATTTCAACCAGTTCTGCCCGAGTGGTGTTGTTCTTGGTGCGGTATGTGATCAAGAAATCTGGAATGTAATTGTGCATTTTGCCGTCCAGGGGATGACGATAGGGTATTACCACACATTCCGACCCCCACTGCATGATGTTGTCGTTATTGTCCAAGAATGTCATGAACATCTGTTCCCAGCTGCTGCGATAGGTGGGGCTCTTGTTGCCCACATACTTGGCAGGATTCTTGGGCTGGAATATGCCTTTTGCAAAATTAGTCATGGCATATTCCTGTTGTTATGGCAGTACGTTTCTTGCAGTGTAGAAGTTGGGAGTAACTGATGCACCGAACCCCAACAGGGTCGAGCCGCTTCTCATGTTGTTGAGATAGTATGCCAGGGTCTGTGTGAGTTGCAGTTGACCTTGACCCTCGAGTGCTGCCAGAATACTCAGTATATTGGTACCAGTCTCGTCAGCAATCCTAAACAAGGACACTGTGAAATTGCCTGCAGCCTGGTCAGTGGTAAACACTGACCTAAGGAAACTGTACACAATGTCGTATTCTTCAGCAGAGACAAACTGTTCGTAGTTGTAGAATTGATCAAAGATTCTTACTGTTAGATCTACATTGTCATTGATTGTGTTGACTGTGCCGCCCATGATCAAAAACGTCCCGGTGATCTTGGAAAAACAAATCCGCCATTGCCGCCTGGCTGTTGACGAACTGCTGCTGGAATACTCTTTCTCAACACATCTTTGAGAGCAAGATTGGCTTCTTCATTTGTGATAGCTCTTAGATCCTTGCCCTTGAATGTGTTGTAGGCTGTGCCTGCCTTTTGCACAGCACCAATCACACCTGCCACACCGCCGCTCTGTAGATCTTGCACAATGCCAATGCCTGCATCCAGCAGGCCACCTTGGCCCAGCACAGTGCTGGTACTGCCTGGTCTGGCCAGACTGGATCGAATGTTGTCATAATAGGCAGGATCAGCAAACCCTCTCACATTGGTATCGGGTCGAACCGCACCAATGGCGCCCGAGTAATATTTCACAGTTTCAAACTGTATACTCATGGTATTTTGCATGACTCCTGAGCCTTCGGAATAGTTATAGGTATCATGACTCCAACTCTGGATCAAGGGATTGATCAGCACATAGCTGGCCCACTTGTGTTGGTTCATGCCGTAGATGGTGATATCTTTGAAGAAGGGCGGTTTACCAGAACTTTGATCCGCACCTGAACCAACGCCGCTGCTGCCTGAGTTGCTTTGATCATAGCTTTCACCAATAAACCCCCAGTCGTTGACTGGACGGTCATTGGCATAGATATCGCGATTGTTGTAGCCAAATCCTGGTAGGCTTTGAATTGGCCCAATGCTGCCATTTTGATTGCTGGCTCCGCCGTACTGTTGACTGGGATCTTTGTAGTAGTAGCTGTAGTAGTTGTACCACATGTTTCGAGTCAGATCGCCGCCGTCGTCGTGAAACGTTACCTGCACCGGATCATAGTTGATTTTTTTCTGAATCAGACGTTTGCGATTGTACTGATTCAGTACCTCGGTCTCCATTTTGAATTTTGGCAGCTCTATGCTCTTGACCATGAGGCCAATGGTGCTTTTTTCAGTTTCTGAGAACACTGCCTGCAATGGGCGAACTTCAGACGTGTTGATGTTGAAGTAGCAGTGGAACAAGAACTTGTTCCGTGGTGCATACTCATATCCATTGGTGAGAAAGGTCTTGGAAGCATGGGCGTAGTCTTTGAGACCTTGCCCACCAAAAAAACCTCGGAGGAAATCTTCTCCCCAGGCCATAATTGATTATCCTGTTATGACGTCGTTGACAGTTCTAGCAATTGTCGACCCAATACCTGTGCCGTTGGGTGTTTGATTGGCGTTGTCGTACACCATAGTCATAGCAATTGTTGCTGGTGCGCTTTCTGAGTAGGCCATGTTGCCATAGTCCACGCTTCTTAGATAGCAACCATACAATTCCCATGTTTCCAGCACAATCGGTGCGGCTCCGCCATTGCCGCCGTCTAGCACTTCAAAACGTGTGGTAAACTTGTAGTCAATGCCGGAAGCAGCTGAGGCCATTTCCAAAAAGTCCATCTGCTTCTGTAGCTGTTCGCCTACCAGTCTACTGACAGCACCTGATGCATCGTCACGTAGATTGCAAGTGACCTCTTGCCATTTGCCCTTGCCTGCTAGATACAATGTGCTGTTGTAAATTGGTATCTCGATGTTGTCAAATGTCAAAGTAGGTCGTTTGAAGTCTATGACCTGCTTGGTCAATTCTGTTCGTGGTGTACTGACACCAAAGTTTTCAAATATCACTCGGAAACGATATTTGAGTTTGGGCATGAGCAGACCTTGGTTGCTTGCGCTTTGATCGCTTGCCAAGGGCACTGTCATTCGGGTTAATGATGCAACGGCCATATTTGTAATCTCCTATGCAGTTATTTACCTCAACTGAGGCCAAAAAAATGGGGTGTTGCCACCCCATTTGTCAGTCTAGCAACAGATTAAACAGTGGTTGCTGTGGCCACTTGTCCTGCAGCAATTTCTCCTGTGTTCTTAAGACGCAGAGGAATGTAGATGAATTCCACGGACTTCACAGGTTCTATGGCAATATCAACCCAGAGTTCGTTGGCATCAATTCTAGCAGGTGTGTTGTTGGAATCATCACACACCACCAGGAAGTCATAGATACCACGCTTGGCCACCAGGTCAATACACAGGCCGTTGATAGCGTTGGCTATTTCGTTTCTGGTGATCTGATCGTTGGGTTCAAACAAGAACTGTTTGCCGATTTCTTCCAATCTGCCACGCATGAATGCAACCAATCGGGCCACATTGATACGATCCAGAGCACTGGCCGTACCATAAATGGTCTTGTTGCCGAAGTTGGTGATACCCACACCCGGAACAAACGTGATTGGGTTGATACGGTTTTGGTACTCAAGATCACGTAGACCTTGGTTGTTGCCAACAGTCACAAACTCTCCGGTTTGACTGTCGATATAACCAATGGTGGCTGCGTTGTCAATCACACCGCGTCTTGTACCAGCTGGTGCCAACCATGGATAGCTGACTTCGTCGCTGCGAATAATTGTGCGTACCATCATGTGACTAGGTGCTGTCACGACTGTGCTTCCGCCCAGGTCTGTGGTCTGACAGCTGGGATAGAACACAGCAGCATAGGGTGTGCTGGTGGTCAAGCCGTCGCTGGCAAATGTACCAAGCCCGCTGTTGTTTGTGGCCCAGGATATCAGTTCGTTACCACTGGCACCCAAGCGCATGGGAGTGTCGCCAACCACAAAGCAGGTGTTGTTGCGTTCGTTGCTGAGAGCAGACATGTTCACAATCAATTCTGGATATCCAGTACATGCCAAGAGATTGAACACAGCCTGTTCTTCACGAATTGTGATGCTGGTATCAATGCCAGACTTGAGTGCTGCCACAACCAATGCACGTTGTGCCAGTCGTCCCATGTTGGGTGCGCCATCTGCTCTGTTGCCAGAAGCTGTGACCCAGCTATTGGTCACCAGCGGATCCCAGAACGCAGTCTGTGTGGCCGGATTCTGATTGGTACTGGCCTGAACTGCCACATACAGCACTGCATTGTACAACACTTGATCGCCCACAGCATAGCTGGTGCTATTGCTCCAGGTATCGTAGCTGAAATCAGCAGCATTGAAATAGTCGACCTGAAAACTTTTGACATTGAATCCTGAACGACGTGTGTTGAACAACAACATGCCTGTGGGATACAGTGCAGAATCAGGTGCATCAACATCCAGATAGTTGCTGGTCAACAGACTGGTAATTGTGGGCAGGTTGCCTGTGATTGGATCCACAGTGCCTGTGGTACTCCAACGAGCATCAGCAAACAACACACCATTTTCAGTGGTTTGGTCAGTGTTGTCGATCAAGACCCACTGATCCACACCTTCAACATTTTGCCAACGCTTGATCACAGGGTAAATTTCAAGATTGCTGGTATCAATCCAGAGATCACCATAGACCAAAACAGTGCCATCACTTTGTGTGGTGGGTGCTGTGGCAGAGATTTGTGGTCCTGCTGGATCTGTCAAGGAAAGATTGTCACCGCGAACATCATTGGTTTCGTTTCGATATCCAACCCATCCTGTGCCACTCTGAATCATGATATCAACTTGGCTGGTGGTAGAATAGTACCAATAACGCCCATCGGCCGGATCCTGATCCGGAGCAACTGCACTGGCAGTGTACTCCAGTGCCACCCAATTGCTCAACGACAACCATGTGTCGTTGAATGCTGTGATTGGCGGAACTGTGTCGTTATCAAGATAAACAGTGCGGCAGCCTGTGACTGACGTGCTGAAACCTGCTTTTGTCACTGGCGTTGTACCGTTGGTGTTTTGCAACAAGATTGATCCGCCTTGTGATTGAGTAAACACAATATAACCATTGCTGTCAACACTGGCACTGACGTTCGGCACATTGGCAGCACTCACTGCCCGCAAAAATGCACTAGGGCCCGAACCTTGTGCGGTACTTATAGTAACCTCTACTTGAGTGGTTGGTGTTGCGCTGTTGGCAACCGAAGTTATGATATAAAATTGATCACCATTGGCAAAGGTTGGATTTGCAACTGATCCAGTGATCACTGTGGGTCCTGCTGCTGCTCTTTCGAATACCTGCAAGGTATAGGTATTGTCAAAGGGATGATTGCTGCTGGGGGCTCCACTTAGACTTGGCGCCACATTATATTGTGTGTATGTTGTTCCAACTGGAATGTTTTTGCCGCCACCAGTGGGATCCAATGCTGCATTGGCACTGAAATCATTGGCATATACCGTGGCAGATTGTTGTACAAACGCACCCAGAGCAGAGCTGTATTTTTTTACAACCATTGAGGTTCCAAGATTGCTGCTGGTAATCTTGTTCCAGACGCTGCCTGTGGGTCTAGGTTGGTCATCGGTGCTTCTCCAACGTGGCACAGTGTAATTGGCACTTTGCTGCAGAGTAGGAGCATAGGTGGCAACGTTGGCCGTGATGCCCAGTGTGGTCAATAGACCTGCAGTTGATCCCGCTGAACTGACCGTGATGATACCGTCGTCAGCCGTGGAGCCGTCGGCAGTGGCTCTTCCATCTGCAAACAAACACAGCTTGTTGTCGATCACAGCTGAGTAAACACCATCAATGGCTGCGGTGTTGATGGCTGCACTAAGACCTTCAATGTCGTTGTTGGGAGCAGCAGGAACAGTGACAGTGGTGCCGTTGATAACAATGGTGTTGCCAGCTGTCAAATCAACAGTCACAGCATTGGCGCCTGTGATGGTTGGCCAGCTCAGTTTCCATTCGTTGGATCCAACCAGGACCCAGGTATTGTACAAGTCCGACAAATCAGTGGCAGTGGTCTGGGCTGTGGTTACTGCACCATTTTTGTAGTACATGGGGTTGGCTGTGTTGGTTGCAACCACAGCATAATCGCCAATGCTGCCATAGTCAGTTGAAGGAATACCGTTGGTAAGATCTCCAGTGTCAGTTATGACCAACGGTACTTGATTGCTAAAAGCACCAGTGGTCAAGTTCCATTCAAATGCGCCCCAGATGGTGTTGGCAGTATCCAACCAGAATGTGCCATCATTGGGTTCGCCTGTGGGACGAGTCAGACTGGCTGTGAGCTCAGAAAGATCAATATCCACACGCTGCACATACGCACGATTGGTAATACCCAGTGCAGAGTAAGCAGCCAACAAACCATATTCGTTGAGCTCGTAACCGTTGATCGGTGTACCTGCTGTGGTTTTATAGAAAAACGGATTGCCAAATGTGGCTGACAGATCACGTTGACTGGTGACCAAATAAACCTTGTTTGCATTGGCCTTCAGGGTGCCAGCTGCAACTCCAACGCCAGAACCTGAAACTTTGTTTTGCGCTGTGGCAATCAACATGTAGGGTACTGAGTTTGTGGCTGCAGGAATGTAATTTGTTTCGTCAATTACTGTGACTTGAACTCCGGGTGATACTAGTGCCATTTTGGCTCCTTTAAAAACTTATGTAGATATTTATCGGATGATGACAAAACCAGTGGTGTTGTGCTGCCCTTTGCAAAGGTTTGCGGGGTAAATACACCATGAGACCTGTGTGTGCTGCCTGTAACCAACGCTTTGTGGCTGTGAACTACACCCGCGACGATGTTGTACACTATCGATCAAAATGCGATCACTGCATTAGAAGAAATAAAAAAATCAAACCCCCTGAAGCTCTTTGGAAAAAAGCAGGCTACAAGAAAAAAGCCATCTGCGATAAGTGTGGCTTTAGATCACGATATGCTGGTCAGTTGCTGGTGTGTCACCTAGACGGAAACCTGCGCAACGTGTCCTTGAACAACCTACGCACAGTTTGTTTGAACTGCATGGAGGAAGTGAAGCGTCTTGATATCCCGTGGGTGCCTAGTCAGATTCAAGCTGATCGCTGATTTACCAGCTGCTGCACCTGTTCGTACAGGTGATCTAGGCTGGAATTGTTGTCTAGCACAGCATCAAAGTTGGTGCCAGCCCAGGCATATTCGCTGGCATGTACTCGAGACTGATCCAGGCGGCTCTTGCTCAGACTCCAGGTGGCATTGCCATCAGGTCCTTGATTTACGCTGACGGCTGCATCGTACCAGTCGGGTTCAGGGCCACGAGTCACACGCACCACAATGCCGCCGGCTGACTTGATTGATCGGATTTCGTTGGGAAATCTGCAGTCACTGATCACAACATCGTCTGTTGAGTTACGCAGTTTGTTTTCTAAACTGGCAATCCAGATATCATCATGGAAACCTGCTCTGCAAACTTCTGTACCCCAGTTCTGAAGTACCCAACGTGGTGTTAATTTGGGCATGCCCAATCGTTCGGCCCACCATGGATCCACCTGTTCACGCCATTCTCGAGCTTGTTTTGTACGCCCTTCCAGTAGCTCTCGGTCCCAGCCAAACACATTGGCCACTGCATCTTTGAGGGTGTTGGCAAAACTTTCTCTGCGGAATTGATGTATGTTAACAAGATAGTCTGCAATGGTGTCTTTGCCACTTGAAATAAATCCCACAACTCCGATGATCATTTTAGTTCCTTTATGTCGAGATGTTTTAGTGTGGCTTGCAGCATGTCAATTTGACGACGGCAATCCTCTAGTGCATGATGACTGGTGGGAGGACGCGGCAGTTCGGGCCACAAACTGTATATGGTGCGACTGTCACGAACCACGTAAAATTGCCAGGGAATAGGCTTGTTGTAGCTCTTGTAGGCATGCTCAATGATGTTCATGTCGTAGGTGGGACCGTTGGCCCAGATCAATCGGCTCTGCCAGATCAGCTTGCCCAATTCGTCCAAGGCCTGGTCCAGAGGAATACGGCCTTGTTCGTTGAATGCTTCGTCCCTGGCTGCGGCTGGTTGGGCGGCCCACCAGTCTATGGTGCCTTGTTGTATGCTACGAGCTTCTTGGCTTTCCAGATCAATTCTGGCATAGTAGTGCCGGTTGTGATAGCCGGAGCCAAGCGGATCAAAACTCTGAGCTGCAATGGTCAGGATTGTGGTATCTGGACCAGTGCCCAGTCCTTCAATGTCTATCATCAAGTCTGCCATGCGATCATTATAACACAGAGTGGCTCATGCCACAAGAGATAGTTTAACCGATAACAAAAGTCAATGGTTGAGAAGCATCCACATACAGTTTGAGCTCTTCAATACACTTGTCCATTTGTGCCTGTGCTTCTGCTTTCATTGCTGCACCATTGAGGGTGCCGCCGCCTTGTGGTCCAGCAATGCTTCCGAACTTTTCGCGGGCTTCACCAATGATCATCTTGCTGGCTGCTACCATGTAATCCTTGATCCATTGTTGGATCTGGAAGTCGCCCAACAACTGAATTTCAGGCTTGAGGTTGTAGGTCCACAACAAGACCACTTCACCGTAGCCGGTTGGACTGCGGATAAGTTGCAGTTTCTTTGTGACAGGATTCCAGGTGTAGTTTATAAAGCCGCCAAACATTCTAGCGGCCAATTCCACATATTGAGTATAGAAATCATAGGTGGCCAGGCCGCCTGCTTGATTAAAGTTGATCAGGTACACATTCATCTGTGCCTGGCTAAACGGATCAAAATTTGAACCTGTTGGTCCTGAGGCAATACCAAAACTGCGTCGGAAAATCTGTCTAACGCTCTGCACTTCTTGTGGCAAAGTATAGATATTCTGCTGATTAACCAACTGCATGAAGCTGTAGCTTTCTTCGTAGGCATTGTTGGCCCGTTGGCGATAGGTGCCAACGGTCTTTTGATATGCTGCTTCCAGGTGAGCAGGATCAAGCTCAAGGTCAATGATTTGATGGCCCAGTTGTAGGCGCACATACTCAAAGAGATTGGTTTTTAGTGTGATTAAATCAATAGGTTGTTGTTCGACCATTAGGGGCTCCGTCCCTATATTTAGTCGTTTACCAGGCCTTCAGTATCACCAGATTCTCAGTTCCACGTCCGTTGAACTGTGTTTCTGTAGTGGTTAGATCTTTGTAGATCTTTCTGGCAGCCGGCTTGCCTGCGGCCTGCATGGCTTTCACAACGTCTGCAGGTTTTCGCACAGTTTTCTGCATGCTTTCAGACACACTGAATCCAATGATGGAATTGCTCTTTATGGTAAATGCTCCTGCATGCGAGTCTGCTACCACGTGAATCAACTTGCGCTTTTTGGTATCATACAGCCA